ATTCTGAGAATATCCGGGCGCCAGGAGCAGACCAGGAACCACGCCGAGCTTCGGATATACCTGGCGGATAACTTCCATGCCGGTCTCTTCGCCGGTGACGGAATTGTAGGATCCGATCACGTCGGAAGCTGTGACAGCTGTCGGGTCGATCTGCTTGCCTGATACCTTCAGAGAGGTCTCGGAGTAGTAGGTGCTTGCTGAGAGCAGTGTGACGACAAGATATCCGTCGCTGTCGAACTCTACGGTGTAGTCCGTGCCCTTTACCAGGGTGTTGGTTCCGCCGGAGTCCTTCACGGTCAGGTTCGTGTCGATCAGGATGCCCTTCTGCTTGACGGTGGCCTGATGATTGGTGACCGTCGCGGTCACTGCTGCCAGCGTCTTGTTGTGTGTCGTCGGATCCAGGACGTTGATATAAACGACCGGGCGTACCGGGAAGACGTTGCTGGTCAGATACATGGTCTGGCACAGGGTGTAATTCTGAAAATCATCAGAATATCCCAGGGCAGCCATGGCCTCGCTTGCACTGTATGCGAGGATCGGAGTGTTAACGGCCGCTGATGGATCATCCAGGGTATTGATCGGCGCGGTGCCGATGACTACCTGCACGGATGATCCGGATGTCACTGGGACGGCCAGGGCGGTCGCTTCTTCGAGCACTTTGATGCCATGATCGCTCATCAGTTATTTCCTCCTTTTTTGTAATGAGCCGCTCGCCTGTAGGCGCTGGCCACGAAGCCCTTGCCGGTGCGGATCATCTCCTCGGCCATGGCATAATCCTTGACCGGAAGCAGGAGATTGCCGAACTCAGGCATATCTTCGATGGCCTGCTTCAGGCCTTCCGGGATGCCTTTGTATACGCGGTTCTGGATCGCGACTCCGGCGATCGTGGGACCCACATACATGAGCGGCTCGTTTTCGGGTTTCGGCTGCTTCGCCTGGACTACCTCTTCCTTAACGGCGGGGTCAGCCTTTTTATTTTTAGCCATAGGTTGGCTCCTTCCTCCCCATCTTCGGGACCATGAAGGTGATCTCGATGCCTCCGAAGTAGTAGGGGTATGTGTCTTCTTCCTGCAGAGCCCACTGCATTTTTGGGTCTGCCCGGAACATCTTATTGAGCAGCGGCTCCGCAGCAAAGCGGTCTGCTGTCCGCTGGATCATCTCCAGAATGTGAAGATGGCCATCTGTGTTGGTGTCCGTGTCGCATACTCCGAAGAGGATGGACGCCGGGACGAGCCACGTGGAGTCGTCATCTTCGGTACTGCCTTCTTCGAGGCGTACAATGAAGTACGGAAAGAACTGATCAGGCGTCTCGTCATCCGCCAGGATCTGTGGCAGGCTCTGCTTGTATCCGGTGGCGCCGTCTACCTTTTCTCCTGCCGCCGTTTCCGTCTGGACGTCACAGATAATTCTGGCGATCTCCACGATTAAATCGCTCTGTAGCTGTGATGCGGTCATTTTATTACCTCGCTAACATCAATTTAATCTGAGCCTCGACGTTTTTCTTGAGATCTCGGTTGATATTCTCCTTTTCGAGGCCGTACACTCTTTTCTCGCTTCCTATCATAACCGGCACGGAATTGCTAAAGAGTTTCTTGATCGGCAGCCGCGACCTTCCTTCCCTCTGAAATATTTGGCTACCAGGGCCACGGAAGGCGCCGATGTTTCCCTTGATCAGGGCCTTGAGCCCTCCCTTGGTGATGTCCGCCTTTGCTGCGGATTTCTTCGGCGCGGTGTGTTTGAACCGGTTTATACTGAGCGGCTGACCTTCGGAGCGGATGATCGCTTCAAGGTTTCCGGCGGAAGCCTTTTTGATCTGCATGTCTTTTTTGAATCCCGTCGTTTTGACAGTGTACGCAGATTGCGCCCTCTGCGCCAGCCTTACCCTGGCGCTGGTGGCTGTTTTGTTGAGCGCCCTGGAGATTACCACGGGCGCCTTGTGCTGCATGTTGCCGAGCCTTCTCTCCACGTATGCCCGGCTTGCTTCGTCGACCTTGACAGTGATCATGCTCGATTCGCTCCTATCGTTATTGAATAAACGCCATCCTCATGGATCGCGTCCTCCACTTTGTAGATCTGCCCATCGAGTCTGAGGATGGACCCCTGTTTGGGCATCGGCCCAAAGTCCGCGGCTGCCACGTAGATCAGCTTCTCGTTCTTATAGATGCCGTCCATGTGCTGGTTCATGCGCTTTTCGCGCTCGATCTGCTCGTTGGAGTCGATCTGCACGGCCATGTCCACGCCGTTGACGCTGTGCGTCTCACTGAACTCGTCGACATTTAGAAAGACGTTCTTGACGTCTGAAGCTATGATCTCTTTGAACGTGCTCATGCCTTCTTCCTCGTTTTCTTTCTCTGTGGGCGGTCGGGTACTTTCCCGACCAGTGCCTCCGGATCTCCGTCAGAGCTCTTACCCGGGAGTCCGGCAGGCGCAGCCTTCCTTCTGGCTTTTGGCGGCGTCTGGACGTCCTCGTCTTCCTCGATCCATTTCGCGCTGCCTGCTTCCAGCCAGGCCGCTACCGTCGCTTCGTCATCCGCCGGAAGGGCATCCCCTGGATCATACTGCGTACTGCGGTACAATATGGGGAGCATGGCCTTCAGGGTGATCATGCGTTGATCTTAACGAGGACGGTCTGATCAGTTGTGGCGGCTGCCGCTACTGCGAAGCCATGCACGGGGGAGGCCTCCGTGATGACCTTCCCGGCATCGCCGCCGGTTCCGATCTCCTGCTCAACGGCCGCCTTGATGCAGCTGTTGCCGTCGTCCCAGTAGACGCTCTGGCCGGCTGTGATGGCCTTGCCGGAATCGCCGTAGTCCTTCGGAAGCTCAAAGACGCCCTCCACATGGATGGAACCGGTCCCTCCTGCCGGGATGTCGCAGCCAGCGATGGCCAGCCGGTCCCCGTAAAGGATGACAGTGTTGGCATCGATCTTGGACCCTCCGGAGTTGGTGTAGTCGAGGGCTTCCCCTCTCTGCCAGTATGCTCCTTTTGCCATGACTTAATCCTCCTTTCAGCTAAGTGTGGTGCCCGGGTTCTTATAAATACCGCGGAAGTCTCGCACGGAGATGCCCCAGTCAAGCCATACATCCCAGGTGAAACCGAGGGTTCCCGGTGTCTCCATCCTGCGGACTGTCGGCACTTCCTGGCCGTTTAAGTAGTCGACCTGGATGCCTCGTGCACTGGATTCGTCTGCGAAGAGGAACCATGGGCAGGCATTGAGGCCGGCCATCGCATTGAGGACAGGAGTCTGGACGACTTTCAGCGGATAGTTATGGAGCGGGTTGATATCATTGTTAGCAGATCCAGTTACCTGTGCGGACTGGAAGATGACGGCGAGGACGAACTCGTATCCCATCGGCACGCAGATTGTCCTGGGCGTCATGTAGATCGGGTCCCCGAATGGATCGGTCTGCTTCTGCATCTGCAGAATGATCGCCTGGATCGTTGCCTGGGACGGAGCTGCTCCGGATCCCATCACATTCTTGTGATCGGCGTGGAAGAGGGTCTTGCCGTCATAGATGGCTGAGTTGTTGAAAAGGATCCCATAGACCTGCTTGTCGATGGTCTTCTTCGCAGCGGTGGCATAGAGTCCCGGCACTCTGGTCAGGAATCCGATGTCATCATTGATGAAGGCCTGGCGGGTCATGGAGAACTGCTTTCCATAGGTCTCCAGCTTGCGCTGTGGCAGCATCTCGGTTCTCGGGATGTCGGGCTTGATCTCGCCGTTCTCGGGAACTTTCACGAAATCACCGACTCCGCCGATCAGATATTCATGGTCTGCCGTGGTCTTAAAGTCGGACAGGCTTCCCTTTGTGGTGATCTCCTGGAAAGTGGTGGGCACTTTGTTGTAAAGCTCCACGATAGCTTTCTTGATGGTAGAATCCATAATAGCCGGGAAGGCTGCGCTCGGGTTGTAGAACTGGCGGGAGAGTCTCTCATAGAGATCGTTGGAGCTTAAACGGATCAAGCTCTCAGCTCTTTCGCCTTCCATTACCAGGCACTGGATGCCCAGGTCGCGGAGGCTTGTGGCTCTGAAAGACTCGGCTCCATCTGCGGGATGATCCACGGAGATGCCGGATCTCATCATCAGGCCATCGACTGCTGCGTTCCGCAGTTTGTCATTCTCGTCCTGCGTGACAGTTGCCCTTGTGGAGACCGGTCCATGGTTCGTGCGCAGATTCTCGATGATGGCAGCGCGCACCGCATCCAGGGTGCTGTTGTTGTCGATGAAGCTCCTCGCATCCATGTCGAACTCAGCACACATGTCCTCGATGGCGCGGATCCTGGTGCGTTCCTCCTGGACCGCACGGATGGCCGCGTCAGGAGCAGACTCTGGATCGGAGCTTGCCTCCGGCTCTGGAGATCTCTGGCCTCCTTCAGGAGCAGATCCTTCTCTTCCAGCAGCCTGGCCAGCGTTGAGAGCTGCCTCAATCTGGCGCTGCAGATTGTTCCATTCAGTGATCTGGTCCGGAGTCATGGTCCCGCCGGCAGCCCTTGCCGCTTCCATGATCTGATTCTGGCGAGCTATCATTTCTCGAATGGTCATGATTGCTTTCCTCCTTCTGTGAGTTGTAAAAGGTTCTTGTTTATTTGAAGTTGCCTTGCATAAATGTCTAAAGGATCAGCAGCGGCTGCCACTTCGCAGGTCATGTCCCTGCCCACGCCTACGGTCGGATCCGCCGGTACGGAGACTGAGCTGATCTCGTAAGGCGCCCACTTCTTCGCGATCGAGCACGGCCCCGCGAATCTTCCGTCCGCCGACATCTTGTTTGGCATTACTTCCTCCCATTCCTCTACCCGGTATCCGACGGAGACGCCCTTCAGGGTCCCGCTTTTTACCTTCTGGTAG